ACTGTTGTACCCGGCACCTCTTATGCCGTTGTTGTTGGGGCTGGGGGGCCTGCTAATACTTGCACAAATGGAGGTGATAGTTATTTTAACACGATAGCCACCGTTAAGGGCGGCGGCGCATATTTGTGCGTCCCTAATTCTATTGGTGGGGGCTACACCGGCGATGGCGGGGGAAGCGGGGGCAATAACGGCGGCAATAGGGTAGCTGGCGGCGGCGCTGGTGGTTACTCAGGCAATGGCGGAAACGGTGCTTGTAATTACGGGAACGGTGCCAGCGGAAACGGCGGCGGCGGTGGCGGCGGAGGACAAGGGGTAGGGTTATGCTACGTCCAAGGCGCTTCAGGCGGTGGTGTTGGCATTCTCGGCCAAGGAAGTAGCGGCGCTGGTGGGACTGGCTCTACTTGCGCCACCCCTACCGGCGGCGGCGGCGGATCGGGCGGCGCAAGCGGGGCGTATGCCGGTAACGGCGGTGCATATGGTGGCGGCGCTAGTATCCGATACAACTCTGTGGGCACTGCAATCGGGTCTGCTGGCGGCGTTGGCGCTGTCCGTATCATCTGGCCCGGTTGTACGCGATCCTTCCCATCAACAAACACAGGGAACTTATAAATGGCAACTCTTTCAAGCATCCTTCCTCCGGTAAACGTATCGACGGCTTCAGGCACACTGCCTGTGGGCAACGGCGGTACAGGCGCGACTACGCTCACCGGATACGTCAAGGGCACTGGCACAACTGCCATGACGGCTTCAGCCGCAATCCCAACGAGCGATTTGTCTGGAACCCTAACCGTTGCCAATGGCGGAACAGGCGCGAATACGCTTGCGGCAAACAATGTGCTATTGGGTAACGGCACCAGCGCGTTTCAAGTTGTTGCGCCAAGCACCAATGGTAATGTATTGGTCAGCAATGGCACAACATGGGTTTCGCAGGCACCAGCAGCTTCTGGCATTTCGCAAGCCAAGGTTACTGCAATTTCAATGATCCTCGGTTTCTAGGAGTAAATAATGGCTAACCCGAATATAGCCGCGCTGACTACGCTCACCGGCAACACAACGTACCTCACGCCGTCTGGCACCACCGCTGTTGTGCTATTGCCTAATGCTGCCTCATCCGGTCAGGTGTTCCGCATTAACCAGATCGTCGCGGCGAACGTGAATGGCACAAACGCGGTGGATACAACGGTGTCGGTGTACACGAACGGCGCTGTGGCTCAGGGTTCGGCTCCTTCGGGCGGTACGGCTTTCCCGCTTGCCTCCACCATCTCGGTTCCGGCTGACGCCTCGCTAATCGTGGTTGATAAGACAACTGCTATCTACCTGATGGAAGGCACGTCTATTACAGTCACTTCCGGTACAGCCAGCGGTATAACTTACAGCATATCCTACGAAATCATCGCGTAAGGAACCTAGCCTGTGGCAAAACGGTATCAAGGCGGCATCTTAGGGGCGGGCTTTAACCCTCTGCAAGCCCCAAACGCGCCTACTGTCGGAGCGCTAGCTATAGCTTCCGGTACGTCTGTGACCGTGGCCGTCACTCCATCTTCCAATTCCGGCGGCGCACCTGTAAGTAACTATGTGGTGATTAGTTGTCCGGGGGCAATTAACGGTTCCAGCGCTTCTTCCCCAGTAACTGTTTCGGGCCTCACCACAGGCACAGCCTACACGTTTCGCGCTACCGCGCTGAACAGCTACGGGCCGTCGCCTATTAGTGCCGCGTCTAGCAGCATAACTCCTATTGTGCAGGGGCAGCAGGCGTACACGACTGCCGGTACTTTCAGTTGGGTTGCACCCGCTGGGGTTACTTCTGTTTCCGTTGTTACTGTCGGCGGTGGCGCAAGTAATAGTAGCGGTGGCGGAACCGCATACGGGGGCGGCGGGGCACTCGCTTATAAGAACAACATCGCGGTTACCCCCGGAAACTCTTACACAGTTGTTGTAGGTGCTGGGGCGTCTAGATGCACTGGCGGGGCAAACGGGGGTAATTCTTATTTTAATTCCACCGGTACTGTTTGGGCGCAAGGGGGCCTAATAACTGGCGCTGCTACTTATGTCGGTGATGGCGGAGGTAACGGCGGAGGTATCGGGCAAGGTGGCGGCGGCGCTGGAGGTTATTCCGGTAATGGCGGCACGGGTGGATTTACCAACTGTAACAGCGGCTCTAGTGGTTCTGGTGGTGGTGGTGGTGGTGGTGGTGCAAGAAATGGAAGTTCTTGTTACCAAGGCGGCGCTGGCGGTGGTGTCGGTATTCTTGGGGCTGGAAGCTCTGGTGCTGGATCATCTCGTGGGATTGGGGGCGGTGCAGGTTCTGGAGGCTCAGCGGGCCAAAATGGCTTTATTCAATGCTGTACCGGCTTTGGTGGCAACGGTGGGGCTTATGGCGGCGGTGGGGGTGCTGGTAGGTGTGGCACTTATACAAATCAGGGGGGCGCGGGTGCAGGCGGTGCCGTCCGCATCATCTACCCCGGCACGACGCGCTCATTCCCATCGACTAATACAGGGAACCTATAATGCCAGCGTATAGCGGAATTTGGACGCTCTCCCAACAGTTTCAAGGTCGCGGTCAGGGACTGTGGCCTGCGCTTCCAACCGCGCCGACGATTGGTACGGCTACGGCTGGCAGGGCCTTGTGCGCCTCGGTTACGTTCACTGCGCCATCTTGTGTTGGTGTTCCATCTCCACTGACCTATACGGTGACATCAACGCCGGGTAGCGTGACTGCGACCGGATCGGCGTCGCCGGTAGTAATTACTGGTCTTACTTGCAGTACAGCGTACACCTTCAAGGTTAAAGCCATCACCGCCAGCGGCGGAATAGGGCCGTGCAGTGCGGCCTCAAACAGCGCCACCGCCTTCCTTGCCACATGCGAAACCTTCACGGCAGCGGGCACATATAGCTGGGTAGTACCGGCGGGTGTGACTAGCGCTGCTATGTTGGCGGTAGGTGGTGGTCAAGCTGGGGGAAATCCTTGCTATGGGTATAATGCTGGCCGTGGCGGCTCACTCGCCTATTTAAATGGGCGGGCTGTTACCCCCGGCACTACCTATACTGTTGTCGTTGCGGCTGGCGTTAACGGTACAACAACTACAAATCCGGGCACAGGAAACAATTCTTCCGTTGCAATAGGTGGTACGGATGTGCTTCGCGCCGTAGGTGGTAACAGCGGCGCAGGAAATGTAGGTACTGCATCTTATCTGGGCGGCTCTGGCGGCATCTACGGCGGCGGCGGCGCTGCTGGATACTCTGGCGCAGGTGGCATTGGAGGTGGCGCATACGCCTCAGGCTCTGCGGGCGCTGGCGGTGGCGCTGGCGGCGGCAGCAGCTATGGTTTTTGCAATGGCTGCTCCTATGGCTACAATGGCGGCGCTAGTGGCGGTGGCGTTGGGATATTTGGCCAAGGTTCGAATGGCGCTGGCGGCGTATATAGTGGTTCAGGTGGAAACACTGCCGGTAAAGGTGGGTCTGGTGGCACTGCGGGTGGCGATGCGGGCCCCTCAACTGCTGGCCGTAGTGGCGGCAATTATGGTGGTGGCGGAGGCGGCGGAGGCCGTATATTCTTCGTATGCACTTGTTCGACATCCTACGGTGCCGGCGGTGCTGGCCAAAGTGGCGCAGTCCGCATTGTCTGGGCTGGCCCCCTACGCGGAACGCCATCATTCCCTTCAACTAATGTCGGAGCATAAAACATGGAACACACTGATCTAGAACTCTATATCCAAATCCGCGACGGGGAGCCGCATGAGCATCCCATCTTTGCGGATAACTTCAAGCTGGCCTTCCCAGATATTAACATCAATGAACTTCCGGCTGACCAATTTGCCAAGTTCATTCGCGTCGATGCCCCTGTGCCTGACACCTATGAGGTGTACGAAGGCGTCACATATCAGTGGGTGGATGGCATCGTGAAGGACGTACATTCGGTGCGCGCAATGACGGATGAAGAGCGCACGGCAAAAACGACCGAACTTACTGACGCAGCCAACCAAGCCAAGCTGGCCCGGATTGCAATTTGCGACGATATGATTGGCAAGGGTGAAGCTGTAGATCTTTGGCAGGCTGCTAAGGATGCGCATGAGGCGTGGGTACTGGAAAGTGTCGATCCAATCACACCTACATTTCCCCTCTTCCCTAAGCAGGGTTAAAGTGGCAATTAGATAACCGTTATATTATTATATAAGGATTAATTATGGCGCGTAAAAAGAAAGTGCCGGAGCCCGTAGTGGCTCCGCTTGATGAATTACATTATTTTGTAACCCCCATATACATTACCAAACAACCGCAGTTTCTTGAAACTGTAAAGGCAATTGCTGCCGACAGCATCAAACAGGTCCACGGCAAAGCCAAGCCTAATAAAATCCATCCCGTCCTTATGTCAGGCAACATGCTTGAGGATGAGCGGATCACGCCATTTGCAGAGTTTATCGGGCAGACGGCGTGGAATATCCTATCCAGCCAAGGATACGCGATGGATCAGTTCAGCACTGTTTTTACAGAACTGTGGTGCCAAGAGCATTACCAGACATCATCAATGGACTATCACGCGCATCCGGGCGGTAGCTTCCTTGTTGGCTTCTATTTCCTTGACACGCCGGAAGGATGCCCACCCGCTGTCATCCACGACCCTCGTCCGGGGCGTGTTATGCTCGACCTGCCGCAAGCAGACGTAAACCAACTGTCGCTGGCCAGCACTATGGTCAATTTCACCCCAGAGCCGGGTATGATGATGTTTGCACCGGCATGGTTGGCGCACAGCTTTGGTCGCAACCAGTCCAACCTCCCCTTCCGCTTTGTTCACTTCAACCTCACCGTGCAGCCAAATGTGCCAGTTGCTTGCCCAATGCCAGAAGCGGAGATCATTTGATGAATAGCAAGCCACATCGCAATAACTGCGACTTCCAATTAAAGCATTTCATGGCGGGAAGCTGCCACACAGCAGACGGCGCTTGGGCGCTGTTGCATGACCAGAAGATCGACATTGGCGTCAAGATTGAGCATTCAAAGGCGCAGGCCCTACGCCGTCAGGCCAAAGTTCTCGCGGCAGAGGCCGTGCTGGTAGATGAATCGTCAACAGCGATTGATCGGCTCAAGGCAGAGGCCGACCTGCTGGAGTGCAACTCCGTCAATGAAGGCTGGGCACTTAACCACCAAGCTGCGCTGAATGAATATGATTACATCTGCAAGCTGATGGATGAACTGGAGCCAAACCGTAAATACCGTGACCTGCCGTTCTTGGAGGCCAATGAAGCCATGCAGCGCGAAGAGTGGCTTGGCGAACTAAAGACGCGGGCTGAGAACTTCCTGCTCACCGCTGGCACAATCCCGCACGACCACCTCAACACAATGCGCTGCCACCCAGACTTTGAGAGCCATATTGTGCCGCATCTGGAGGCCATCACCATGAAGATTGTCAACAGCCAAGGGGATCGTTCCAAGGTGCTGACCAATATGAAGCCACTATTCCTAGAGGATAAGTCGTGAGCGAATTCCACATCCGCTACAACCAGACGCGGGGTAAGCCGGGGCGCGGCACAGTCGATCACGTCTGGCGCGTGTTTGAAGACGGCAAAGAGTATTTGACGAAGAACGTCGAGATTAACGTGCCCTGCAAAGGGGAAAAAACTGGTGGGGATTGGAGCATGGTCTGTAAGGGCACTCTGCACTTGGATCGAGAGACATCTACTGCTATAATAAACCCGTAAGGAACCGCACATGAGCAACCGTTGGCCCGGTGGATTGATCCGTCAAACACCCGTAATCCCTAATGGCCCCGGCCAGAATAAGGCGGCTTCCGGGGTGTGGTCGCTGGCTGACGCTTCCTACTGGACCAAGCAGGGTCTGTGGCCGACTGCTGGGGTTATTGCAGACGGGACGTTTGCTATTTTTGCGTTAGGAAGCACGAGCGCTGGCCGGTCAGCAACTCGCGAAAAATACACCTACTCAGGAGGTGTAAACAGCGTAGGAGGTTCTGCAACCGTAACCTCTTGTAGCGGTTCTGCTGCCGGAACTTGTACGACAGGGATTTTTGCTTTAGGCAATACCTCTGGCGGTATAGCAACAACCCGCAATAAATACACCTACTCAACCTGCGCTGTTGGTGCAGCAACCGCCGCGAGTGCGGCGTCGTACCAAGGTTCTGCGGTTGGCAATAGCACCGTAGGTATTTTCTCGTTGGGGCTTAACAGCGCCAGTAGTCGAACTGCTACTAGGGATAAATACACTTATTCTGGCGACACTGTAGGCGCAGCCACTGCGGCTACTATAGCGTCTTACGCGCAATCAGCAGCAGGTAATAGTACTGTTGGCATAATTGCTATTGGCGATGCGTCCACTGGAAATTCCGTACTTCGGAATAAATATACATATTCGGGTGATACGGTGACTGCTGGCGGCGTAGCTACTTCGGCAAGCTACGGTGGTTCAGCCGCTGGTACCGCAACTGTTGGAATATTTGCGTTAAGTCTTGCAAGTGGTACTCCAGTGAGTACCCGCAATAAATACACATACTCAGGCGATGTTGTCAGCGCGGGTGGGGCGGCAACCCAAAGTTCTTCTTACGGGTCTGCGGCTGGCAATAGCGTAGTTGGTATTTTTGCGCTGGGCTATAATTCAGGGTTTGGCCAATTAGCAACTCGTAATACATATACCTATGCGGGGTGTGTTGTAACTGGTGCCACTGCCGCTACGGTGACGAACGTCCAAGGTTCCGCTGCATCTAACGGCGTAACAGGCATTAACACCTAAAACCCAGTGATCGAAGAACTTATCAGCCGCCCTTAACAAGGTAATTATTATTTTATAGGCTACATATACAATGAAAATATGCGTTTATGCCATTTCCAAAAATGAGGAAATGTTTGTCAAGCGGTTTTGCGATTCAGCTAAGGATGCGGATCTAATCCTGATCGCGGACACTGGATCGACAGACAATACCGTTAAGCTTGCTAAGAAGCATGGCGCAAAGGTGCCACCCATCTGCATTACGCCTTGGCGCTTTGACGATGCGCGCAACGCGGCCTTGGCCCTGATCCCAAAAGACATTGACGTTTGCGTCAGCCTTGATCTGGACGAAGAACTTCAGCCCGGTTGGCGTGAGGAAATTGAGCGCGTGTGGGAGGAAGGCACCACCCGCCTGCGCTATAAATTTGACTGGGGCGCTGGCATTGCGTTCTTTTACGAAAAGATCCACGCACGTCATGGCTACCGCTGGATCCACCCATGCCATGAATACCCAGTGCCATATTTGATTGATGAGAAATACGCCCAGACCGATATGCTGCTGGTGATCCATAAGCCAGACAACACCAAGAGCCGTGGCCAGTATCTGCCGCTGCTAGAGATGTCGGTAAAAGAAGACCCGCACGATCCGCGCAACGCATTTTATTATGCCCGCGAACTGTCGTTCCATGAGCATTGGCAAAAGTCCATTGATGAATGCAATCGGTATCTGGCGCTGCCCGGTGCCAACTGGGCGAATGAACGCTGCTATGCTTACAGGGTAATGGCGCGCTGCTATTCAGAACTGGGCGACTGGGATAATGCCATGAAGTCTGCGCGCATGGGTATGGTGGAAGCGCCAAACACCCGTGAGCCTTGGGTCGAGATTGCTAAGCTGGCTTATGAAAGGCACATGTGGGCCGAATGCTATGGCGCTGCACTGTCTGCGCTGGCCATTAAGGATCGCGAACTGGTCTACACGGTCGATCCTGAGGTGTGGGGCTCAAAGCCGCATGACTATGCCAGCATTGCAGCTTGGAACCTTGGTATGAAAGAGGTTGCCATTGAGCAGTGCGAACTGGCCTTACAGTATGACCCAGATGAGGCGAGATTGCTTGAAAACCTAAGGCTTATGACCGAAAAGATTGATTGATTATCAGCACTAGAACATTGTCTTAATATTTGGTAGAACGCAGCGAACACTTTTATTGCAGCGGGACGCCATGCCAGCAACACCTCAGACAACACCACTTACCTATAATGGCTATGTGACGCAGGTCGCCACCATGGCCGTTGTCAATGTGCAGACCACCTCTGGTGTTGTCGAAGGGGTAGATGCGGCATTCAACGCCCTTATCCCCCAGATGCTCAATTATGCAGAATTGAGGATCCAGCGCGATCTGGACCTGCTTCCTTCACAAACATCGCGCCCGTACACCATGACCATTGGCAGCAACCAATTGCAGCTTGGCGCATATGATTTTGTTACTATCCAAACAATTACCCTGACCGTTTCTAACGAAACATACACGTTGCTCCCGGCGACAAAAGAATATTTGCAAAATGTATATGGCTCTGCTGCCACTGCAAACAGGGCGCGACCAAAGCTTTTTGCCATGTATGGCGGTGACCTTTCTACTGGCGGAGAGACTTACAACAATATCCTTGTCGGTCCTTATCCTGATGCCGCATATAGCGTCGATGTGATCGGTACAGTGCGCCTGCCGACGCTGTACGAAAACGCGACAACGCCTTTGGCTGCTACCGGCACAACCTTTATCAGCACTTATTTCCCAGATCTGCTGATCCAAGCATCGCTGATTTACATATCCCAGTTCCAGCGCAACTTTGGAGCAGCGTCTAACGACCCATCCATGGGGCCGACATATGAATTGCAGTATCAGAACCTGCTGAAGGGCGCTGCTGTCGAAGAGGGGCGCAAAAAGTTTAGCGCATCCGCTTGGTCATCCATGCAGCCTCCCGTAGCAGCCACTCCAACAAGGTAGCGCTTCATGCCTCACGCCAGTTTGAAGCTACGCCCCGGCGTCGATCAGAATGAAACGCCAGCCCTGAATGAGGCTGGTATTTCAGTTAGTGAACTTGTTCGCTTTATTCCAGATCAGCAGCAGGGTGCTTTGGTTCAAAAGCTTGGCGGGTGGACCAAGTATTTTCCTAACACCACGCCAGCTATTACCCGCGCCTTGTGGGCTTGGCAGGACACACTGGCGACTAAGCACCTTGCTTATGGCACAGAAGAGATTGGCGTTACAGGATCTGCGCAGCTTGGCGTCATTACAGATGGCGCTCTTAGTGACATAACGCCGCGCCAAACCTCAACTAACGTCGCGGCAGCAGCATCAGCCACAAGCGGAAGCAGCTTTGTCATTATTACGGATGCCACCGTACCCGGCATAACCCAGTTCAACTCAGTCTATATTGCAACGCAAATATCAGTTGGCGGCGTTGTCCTTTTTGGGTTGTATCAATGCGACCCTGATGGGTATCTTGGCGGTACAACTTATTCTGTTCAATCCATAGACAGCCTTGGATCGCCTCTTCCCGCCACTTCGACATCAACGACCACAACGCTGCCGCTCTTCTCTGTTGTATCAGGCAGTTCATCTGTCACTGTCACGCTGGCTAATCACGGCTATTCGGTAGGGGGCACATTCCCTGTCCTTATGTCCACGACGGTTGGTGGCACAACATTCTACGGCGACTTTACTGTTGAAACCGTCACCAGCAGCAGCCAGTTTACAATCAACGCCCTGACGCTTCCGACATCAACCACAACCGGCTATTTAAATGGGAACCAAGCCCACTTTGTTTATAGCTTTGGTGTTGGGGCCATTTCGTCAGGCACTGGGTATGGTGTCGGAACATATGGTGGCGGCGGGTACGGTACAGGAACCGCAGTCGCCCCCAGCAGTGGAACCGCAATTAATGCAAACGATTGGACGCTAGATAACTGGGGAGAAATCCTTCTTGCCTGCCCCAATTACCCGGAATCTCCGCCATTCCAAGCTATTTACGAATGGGACCCAACAGACTCCAGCCCCAGTGCAACCGTAATCCCGCAGGCACCGCCCGTAAATAGCGGGTTCTTCGTGGCTATGCCTCAGCGCCAGATCATTGCTTACGGCTCGACTTTTACCGGCATCCAAGACCCATTGCTTGTCCGGTGGTGCGATGTCAGCAATTACTCAGACTGGATTGGCACGGTCATCAATCAGGCTGGTTCCTATCGTATTCCTAAGGGTTCTAGGATTGTTGGGGCAATTCAGGCTGCTCAGCAGGCGTTTCTATGGACTGACATTGGCGTATGGTCGATGCAGTATATCGGTCAGCCGTATGTCTATTCTTTCAACGAAGTCGGCTCCGGCTGTGGCCTGATCGCCAAAAAGGCCGCTGCATCTATCAATGGGTCCGTTTACTGGATGGGACCATCGCAGTTCTTTTCAATGACCGACCAAGGTGTGCAGCCTGTTTCATGCCCAATTTGGGATGTTATCTTCCAAGATCTGGACCAAGAAAATCTGGATAAGATCCGCGTTGCGGTAAATTCGCGCTTTGGTGAAATTACTTGGTACTATCCGACCATGAGCAACGGCGGCGAGGTCAACGCATACGCCAAGTATAACGTGTTCTTAAAGGTTTGGGATTTTGGTACGCTTGGTAGATCGGCTTGGGTCGATCAGTCGGTCCTTGGCCCTCCTATTGGTGCAGATCCAAGCAGCCGGTACATTTATCAGCATGAGACATCTGAAAATGCTGACGGCCAACCTATGCTTTCCAGCTTTCAAACGGGCTATTTTGCTATGCAGGAAGCGGACGTAAAAGCCTTTGTTGATCAGGTTTGGCCAGACATGAAGTGGGGCTATTACGGTGGCACTCAAAATGCCACGGTTAACCTGACATTCTATGTCGCAGACTATGCTGGCCAGACACCTCTTGTATATGGCCCCTACCCATTGACGCAAAGCACGACATTTATCTCCCCGCGCTTTCGGGGTAGGTTAATGTCGATTGGCCTTGGCAGTAGTGACATTGACTCTTTTTGGCGTATTGGGAACATACGCTATCGCCTCCAGCCGGACGGGAAGTTTTAAACCATGGCATCATTAAGCGATCTTCTCACTACCGCAAAAAACATTGCATCAGCCATTAACGGCGTGGCGCAGACATATGTGGCCGTGCAGGGCGCAAGAGTTCAGCAAAACATTACTGCCACGGCTATTGTAAACAATGCTGCGGGGCGGTTGGCGGTAATTTCCGTAACAACGGCAGGCACAACTACTGGTGTCATTTATGATGCCGACACAACTGGCATTACAACACGTCCCATTTACATTATCCCAAACACAGTCGGTGTTGTATTCGTAAACCTTCCGGTAGTTTACGGCATTGTTGTGGTTCCGGGAACAGGTCAAGCTGTCACAGTCAGCTATTCGTGAGGTCATTATGCCATTAAAGCACGGTAAATCGCAGAAAGTCATAAGCGGGAATATTTCCGAAATGATAGAGTCCGGGCATCCTCGCGATCAAGCCATTGCTGCGGCACTGTCTACTGCGCGTAAAACTAAGGCTGCTGGTGGCGGTCTTTATGCCAACATTCACGCCAAGCGGGAGCGGATCAAGCATGGCTCAAAGGAGCGCATGCGCAAGGTCGGCAGCGAAGGCGCACCCACGGCAGAGGCGTTTAAGCAGTCTGCGCGCACAGCCCGCGCCGCAGGTGGTCAGGTCAACACAAAGACCCACAGTGGTCCCATACATAGCGCCGTAGCAGGCCGTACAGACCACTTGCCAATGCATGTGGCATCCGGATCTTATGTCATCCCTGCCGACATCATCAGCGCGATGGGCGAAGGCAATACCATGGCTGGCTTCAAGCACATGCGTACTATCTTCGGCGGTGTACCATATACCGGACAGGATGAGCCTTACGGCGTTGAAGGCGGACCTTATGGTGAGCCTCTGCCCGGTAAGGCTGAGGGCGGCGTTGCGACCGTCCCGATTGTTGCTGCTGGTGGAGAGTATGTCGTAACGCCTGAGCAGGTGGTTGAAGCTGGCGGTGGCGACCTTGACACTGGCCACCGGGTATTGGATGAATTTGTTAAGCGCATGCGCGCTGAAACCGTTAATACATTAAAGAATCTACCCGGACCTAAGAAAGATTAATTATGACAGATAAAACAAACCCAAAAGACCTTTATATTCGTGTTGGTACCCCTGAGGATATTGATGAGATTATGGTTGTTGCCATGCAGGCAACTGAGGAAAATGGGTTTCTTGAAGCAAGCCCAGCTAAATTGGTCCAAGAAATATATCCTGCCCTTTGCCAAGACCACGGTATTGTCGGCCTAATTGGCCCCAAAGACGGTGCGATTGAGGGCATTGTAGTCCTACGGATTGGTACAATGTGGTACTCAGAAGCGCCAGTTGTTGAAGAAAAAGCTATCTTTGTTCACCCTGAATTCCGTAGCGCAAGAGGCGCTCGTGCAAGGCGTTTGTGCGATTTTAGTAAAAAGGTATCCGATACCCTTGGAATTCCTTTAATAATTGGTGTATTGTCCAATAACAGGACGGAAGCTAAGGTACGGATGTATGAGCGCCAGTTTGGGAAGCCAAGCGGTGCTTTTTTCCTATACGGCGCGAAAACTGGAGATCCCTCCAGAACGGAGCATTAAATGGGCGGTAAAACCTCTAAGTCAACACAAGCAATTAGTGTCCCACCAGAAGTTCTGGCGAGGTATAATGCGGTCAACGCCCGTGCTGATACGGTCACAAATAAGCCGTACCAGTATTACGGTGGCCAGTTTGTTGCTCCTTTAACGGCTACGCAACAGGCAGGTATTTCTAATACCAACGCCGCTGCGGGCATCGCCCAACCATATTTCGGCGCTGCAACAGGCCAGCTTATGGGCGCACAGCAGGCGGCAATGCCTTACTATCAGGGTGCAACCGAGCAGCTTGGTCAGGGTATAAATGCCGGTCAGCAGCTTGCGGGCCAATCTTATAATACGCTAAGTGGCGCTCAGAACATCGGAAACCAGCTTGCTGGGCAGTCTCTTGAAACTCTTGGTGCAGCGCAAAATCAGGCTGGTGGAATTCAGCAAACCGCGCTTAATAATTTTAACGCTGCCTATGCAGGGGCGCAGCCTTATAACCAAGCGGCTGGTGGCTTGTATCAGCAGGGGCTGGAGCAGGGCCGTGACTTTACCGGGCAGTCAGCTTACGGGACGCAGCAGGCTTTGGCTGGCGCGCAACCTTTTCAGCAAGCGGCAACTCAATACATGGGTAGTGGCGCTCAGGCGGTAAACCCGAATGATTTGGGCGCTGATCAAATTAACAAGTACATGTCGCCTTATCTCAATACTGTTTTGCAAGGAACCGCTGGCCTTTTGAACCAGCAGAACCAGCAGCAGCAGTCAGGCCAAATGGGGAATGCTATCCGCTCTGGGGCCTTTGGCGGTGACCGATCAGGTATCGCTGCGGCAAACCTGAACCAACAGCAGAACTTGGCAAACTCCAAGATCTTTTCCGATCTTCTTAATCAGGGCTTTGGTCAGGCGCTTGGCACTGCTCAGCAACAGCAGCAGCTTGGTCTTGGCGCTCAGCAGGCAAACCGCGCCGCTCAGCAGCAAGCTTCGCAACAGGCACTTGCCATTGGCCAGCAGGGTTTTGGTCAGGGACTTTCCGCCGCTCAGCAGCAGGCCGCTCTTGGCCAGCAGCTTTTTGGCATGGGATCCACCACTGGCCAAAACGCTGCCGCCCTTGGTCAGCAAGTTTATGGTCAAGGCACGGGCACGGCAGCACAGCAGGCAGCCATGGGCCAGCAAATCTTTGGTCAGGGTGCTACAGCAGCAGCGCAGCAGGCGGCTTTGGGTCAGCAGCAGTTTGGTCAGGGCGCTACAACAGCAGCCCAGCAAGCTGCTTTGGGTCAGCAGCAGTTTGGTCAAGGTACCGCAGCATCTCAGCAGGCAGCGGCCTTGGGTCAAGGTCTTTACGGCATGGGTGCCAACACATCTAGCCAGCTTGCTGGACTTGGCACAGGCGCTCAGGGAGCCGCCCTGTCAGGCGCGGGTGCCCAGTTGGCAGCCGGTCAAGCAGAGCAGGCTACACAGCAGGCTGAAAACACTGCTAAGTACAATGAATTCCTTCAGGCCCAGTCGCTGCCATATCAGCAGCTTAAACTGGCGTCTGACATTGCCCTTGGCACTGGTACGGCTTCCGGATCCACAACCACAACTGCACAGCCCGGTG